GACATTATGAGCAAGCCTGTAAATGGAAACATGCAAAACATGGAAGACCTTTCAAGACAGTTGGAAAGGGATTTGGAGATTGCAGATAACGCTTACATGTTATTGTTAAAGAATTATTTTATTGATGATATATCAGGAGAAATAGATCCACATAAAACTGAGATTAAAGAACTTTTAAGAATTGATCCACCACAAGTTGCAATGATTGCTGACTCTGATGGTAGAATAGGTTATGATGATAAGAGACAAAAGATTTGGGTATGTCCTAGATTTGAACACAGAGATAAGAGACAATACACTGACAGATGTGATATATGTAACGCTAAATGCCTAAAGGCAATAATTGAAGTAAACTCTGTATATTCTATAGGTATTCCACACCCAAAGAGAGTAATTTACGGTGAAGGTGAAGTTATTTGGAAAGCAGGTAAATACAAACCAAGTTTAATTTATGGTCTATCTCCTATATTCGCTATATGGAGTAAGGCAATGTCATTGTCACACATGGACGAATATGTCAGAAAATACTTTGATAAAATGCGACCACCACGAGGATTACTTGTTGTTGCATCAAGAAACTACGAGACATTCAGAAAATCATGGGACGCATTAGAACAAAAAGCAACTGAAGATCCATACATGATACACCCACTTATGGTTGAATCTGACAAAGGTGGAAAGAACATGGCTAACTGGATAGACTTTACTGGTTCATTACAAGAGTTACAATTCATTGAAGTAAGAAAAGAGTTAAGACAAATCATTGGTGCAGTATATGGTGTACTTCCATTATACTACGGAGAGATGGTAGGTGGTTGGTCACAAGAAGGATTACAAGTTACAATTACAAACAGAGCAGTTAAATGGGGACAGGATATTTTATACAAATCATTCTTTAAGAAATTTGCAGAAGTCATGGGAGTTGACGATTGGGATCTTAAACTTGTAGCAGGAGAAGAGAACGACAAACTTTCAGAACTACAAAGAGAAGGTGTAGAGATTGACAACATGGCAAAACTACAACAGATGGGATTCAAAATAGAAAGAACCCACACTGGAGAATACAATATATCTAAAGAGGTTCAGGAATATGAAAACGAGGAACTTAAAAACGGTAGAGGCAGGTCAACTGCTGCACCTGAAGAGGGAAGACAAAACGCACAAGGCGAACATGTTGAAAGTAGACCTTCTGACATGGGAGGAGTTGCACAAGGACACCCTTCATCTGGTAGTGGAACATCAATGTCACAAAAGAATTTCCCTAATGGTATAACACCAACTAACTTTGACGTAGTAAAGAAAACATTGCAAACAGCAATGGACTTTGGTTGGAAAAAGACAAAGACCGTTGAAGAGTTAAGAAAATATGCAGGTATGACAGTAAGAAATGCAAGAGATATAGTTAACGAAGAGTTTGGTCATATACAAAGATGGGACGATGAACAAAATGACTAAAAAGTTCCATAAATGTGACGACAGTTGTAAACACCCAGATGAAAAGCCTAAAGTTGCAAAACCTAAAGTTGCAAAACCTAAAAAATTAGATGAATGGGATATATATTTAGGACGTATTGTTGATTTGTTAGATATTAAAAAAGACAACAGGTCACTTGGAATACTAATGGAGTGTTTAAGAAACATGGAGAATAGGGACAAATAGTGGCAGAAAAAGTTAAAATAGACTCTGGACAAACAAAAATTGGTAGTAAAATTGTAGATATACATCAAAAAAATGAATATACAAGAGTGAACAACTATAAAGAAGGAATGTGTTTTAGTTGCTTTGGTAACGGTATTCCAGTAGGTGCAGGTGTAAACGACATTTGTGGTGACTGTGCAGGTAAAAAAGGCAGAGAAACCATTCTAGTCCCAATTAAAGAGATTGTTTATGGCATGTGTCATTTCTGTGGAGAATATAAACATGGCATGGAACAAATAAACGCAAGACTTTGTCAAAAGTGTCACAGAAAGGTTTCAAATATAATGAAATCATACAATGCAAAAGGTGGAATGTTTGAAGTTGATCCGTTTTGGAAGAGTATGAGAAGAAAACACGGAAAAGACTGGCAACACATACTGGGTAAAAATTTAGGTAACAAACGTTAGTTTTTTAACACAAAATTTATTCTATTATTTTCAAAATCATAATATCTGTTGTCATAATCAACCATTCTAGTTTCCATATTATTACCATCGTTAATATATTTGTCAACTCTCCATCTAAGTTCTGGTTTTCTTAAAAATCTTGGAAATATATCAATAAACATCTTTTTAGGGTTAAATTTGATCTTATCATGCAATATAAGCTTAGTTTCATCAGTTATGTACTCTTCTACAGTTGCATTTCTAAAATGAACCAAAGATTTTTGCAAATATGGCTTTTCTATGAGGTCATTTGTGTCAGTTACCACCCATAATTTAGTTTTTTGATGGATATACATGTCTATTATCTTAATTGTTTTGAATTTTTCATTGAAATTATCCTTGTTAAATAACTCAAATTCTTCATAATTATTGTATAAATATATGGAAGAAGCCATAATATTCATATATATCACCCATTAATAAATCAACCGATATAAATAAAAAGCATAAATATTATTAATTAATATGCTTGAATTGTTAGATTCAATATATGAAGAAGTAGTTATGGCTATTGCTCTTGGTACAGGGGCAGCAGTAGTCACATATTTTAAAAAAGTACAAAAAACACAGAAAAGTCTATGTGAGACAGTAGAAAGATTACAAAAAACCATTATTATTTTAGCTAAAGCAGTTGATAGGCAGTCAAATAGATTACACCCAGAAGAGGCAAAATCAGATCTTGACGACCTAGTCAAGGAATTACTCGACAAATGAGTAGTAATAGTTAAATATAGATGGATTGTCTTTCATTTATGGTAGATCCATTACTCGTGGTAGTAATCGCAACAGTATCTGGTGCAATCTTAAACACCATAAGAGGATTTCTAGGTTCTGAAAGTTCCTATGATATTAAGAAATTCTTTGGTGCAGTAATTGTTTCAGGCTTTGCAGGTATTGCTATAGCACAAACAATAGGATTATCAGGCATAGACACATTAGGTCTAGCATTGATAGGTCTTACAGCAGGTTTCTCTGTAGATTATGCTGTTTCAAAAGCCAAAAAATTAACAGAGGACTAAAAAACCTCTAGTTTTTACTTTTTTATCATAATATTTATTAACCTTGTTACGTTCAATTTATATATGACAATTTATGGTTTCCATAAGCTTACAAGTACGTTAAAAAGCATGGAAGGTATATCTTCAGATGAAAGATACTTTGAAGGTCTTTTGACTGTTCAAATGAAAGATAAGCAAGGTGAAGTTACCATAGTTGATGAGTTATACAAGGTATTGCCTGTATGGATAGACAGAGGAGCACCAATCAGTGATACTCACTCTAACAGAATTGTAGGCAAAGGTATCAATTATTCTAGAACAACTGTAAAAAATGGTGAGGGTCATGAGTTACCTGCAATTAAAATAACTGGTAAAATTTTCAAGAATTATGAATTAGATAATGTTATTTGGAATAAAATTAAAAATAATGAATACAAGGGATTGTCATTTGGTGGTGCAACGAGATCAGCAAGATCCCCAATTAAAATGAAAGACGGAAGTACTGCTTATGCATTAAGTGATCTTGAACATTATGAAGTTGCTGTATGTGCAGATCCTGCAGTACCAATGGCTATCATTACTGATTTTAATCAGATTGCTAAAGCAAATTTTAACTCATCTGTTAGAGATGATGGTAAGATGGTAATTCAATGTGACAAGATGGGTTGTTATGTCAATAAAACTGGAGGAGGAGATCTCTTAACTGTTATGGAAGGTGACAAACCAGAAAATTATAATGAAGTTGAGGCAGGAAAACAACGTGGTAGAGCCATTGATAAAACTGAACCAACAGGTTTAACTGCTAGACAATTAAAATTATGGAAAGAAATACAGGAAGATGATAAAGAAGATTCTGATAATCAATATTATAATAAATTTATGGAGAAAAAAGAGATGTTGGACGCAACATTAGGTAATAAGGAAGAGAAACGCCCAACACAACCTGAAAGTGATATGAGAGAAACTGAAACATCAGGTTATACACCAGATCTAGAAAAAGCTATTGAAATTATTAATAAAGCAGGATATAGAGTTGATACTGAAGATAGAAATAATGGTACAGAAATCAATGATACAAAAAGAGAAATACCTGAAAAGAAACTTCCAATAAAAGGATCACTATCACAAGAACTTCCAACTCAAATTCAACAAGCAGATCTAAACGAATCACAAACATTTGAACAAAAAGTACAAGCATTGATGGCAGAAGGTAAGTCAAGAGAATCAGCAGAAAAGATTGTTGGTTCATTTGTACACAAGGTCGAAGCAAGTTCAGGCTCAGGTGGTGCAGGTATTGGTGGAGCAAATATGACTAACGGTGGAACTTTAACAACACAAACTGGTGGTGCAAATAACCCAATACATAATAATAAATGTCAATGTGATAAATGTAGAAGTAAGGGATTAGAAAAAGCAAAAGGAGATTATTGTCCTAACTGTGGAAAACATAAAAAACTTGGTGTTGCAGATAATGGAAGGGATATGGGTGATATGACATCTATGGGTGGAGCCTGTCCTAATTGTGGTCATGGTTTTAAAGATCCAAGAAAACCTAAAGCAGCAGATATTAGTAATACTGGTTCAGGTGGAACAACAGAAGGAGCATTTAATCAAGATGCACCTAACGCACAAAGATTGAATAACAAAGCAGATGATGTAGATTTAGATAAAATTATTGAAGAAGAGACTGAAAATATTAAAGGTAAGAAAGGTGGAGGTGGACATAGATCACTTGCTACAAGATTAACATCTGGACAAAATGCTAAAAAGAAGGCAGATGATGAGGAAGACGAAGAAGTAGCAGCACCACAAGAGGTTGAAGAAGAAAGACCTGAATGGGATTGGTTAATGAATAGACATAAATCAAAGGCAATTAGAGAGGTAAACAAGGTTCATGCTTTATTAAAATTAAACAAAGTAAGAGTAAAAGCATGTAAAAACTGTGGTTTAAAAGCAAGAGGAATGAGAAATGAAGGAGATACACTTCCAGTGTATAGAAGTAGAAAAACAAGAAAGCAAGATAAAGTAGTTCGAGATGCATATAGTAATATGAGGTTTGAAGATGGTTTTGAAGATGGAAGTAATTATGAAAACAAAGATTCAGAGGGTAAAAAACCAAGATCACTACCAAAACATGATAAAGATCCTAATTTTTACTCAGATTCATCAGTTGAAATAGATGGTAGATCTAGTCCTAAACCTCCAAGAGATCGTGATGATAGAGATGATAATAATGATCCACCAACTCCAAAGATACGTTACAGTAGAGGTGGAGATACTGCTGCAAGACAACTTAAAATGTCATTAGATGAACTCAATAAAAAAAAAGCTATGACATATAGAAAAACAAGAGGTAACGTAGAAATGAAATATCCAACAGTAGGTGAAGAAGTATGGGATTCAAAACAACAAAAACGTGTTAAAGAAACCAAGACACCAAAAAGAACAATGGCATTAGAAAAAGCATTATATGAACTTAAAAAACTACAAATTTCAGGTGGTTTAGGCTCAAGAGGTCTAGGATCAGATCATGGACATACTCAAGGCTCAGGCGACAGTACTCAAGTAACATTAGTACAACCAAGACCTGAAGATGATAGGGTACAATCAAAAAGAACAACACAAGAACCTAAAGTTGTAAAAAAGATAAGAGCAAACAGAGGTGTAGGAGCATTTGGTAGTGATTTACCTGATGGATCTAAAAATGAAGCACCTGTTGCCGATGAAAATACCAGATATATTGATCATAATGGAAAAGCTTGGAAAACACAGGCAGAAGCAGATGCAGTTCCTGCAAGAAAACGTATGAATAGAAGACTAGCACGTGATAGAAGAAATGCTTATAGAGCAGATACTAGACAAACTATAGGCGATAGACTAAAAGAATAACAATATAAATGTTCCCACAATCTTTATAAACCCTGTTATATGTAATTCAATATACATGACTTTAGAAGAACTTAGAAAAGAAGATCATGAAGACGAGAAAGACGAAGAAGAAGAAGAAGAATATGAATCAAAAGAAAAATCTTTTGACGAAGCTTTAATTGAAACTTTGTCTACTCTAACTGAGCACGTAAAAGCTCTGTCAGATTCTCAAGCAAATCTCGAAGAACGAGTTGAAAAAGCTCTCTTTGAAGAACCAAAAACACAGTTAAATATCAAACCAAAAGAATCAGATTCTGAGGACATTGGTGCTGATGTAACTGTACCAGATACATTACAATCCAATTCTGTGCAAGCAGGATTAGATGACGATAAATCTGGTCAAGATAAACCTGAAAGTGATGATTCAGGATTAGCTATGCAACAAAAAGCTAATTTCAATTTCACCACTGAAACACCAAGACCAAGTGCTTCTGTTGAAAACATAAACAAATCTGCTGACGTAGAATTGAATATGGTTTTGAAAGACGCAAGAAGTCAAGGTTATGAAGGTCTATCCCATGTTGCAAAAAGAATCTTAGCAGGCGATTATGGAAGCCCAGAAACGACACAACAAAACGGAGGGTATTATTAAAATGCCTAAAATCCAAACAATCGACGAACTTGAAGCACTCTATTATGGATATAATAGAAACCTCATCAGAAAAGCTGACGCTCCAATCACAACATCAACTGCAGGCACTTTTAATGCCGTATTTGGTGCTTATGCATGGGCTCAACTTAACTTAGAGGCAAACGCTTTCGGTATTCTACCAAAAGTCCCTTGGGACAAATCTGGTTGGAGGGTTATTACTGACAAAGCTGTCCTTAATACCACAAACTCTAATACAGTATTAGGTGGAACTGCAGAAGGTGGATTAATTGCTGAAACAACCAAACCTCAACTTAAAGAGATTGATGTAAAACCAAAAACAGCTCAGTTGCCATTCAGTGCATCTGAAGTAATGGAATGGCTTGCAACACACTCTAAAGATGATATTTGGGGAGGCTTAGGTAGTCTTAGACTATTTATGGCTGTACAGCATAAAGAATTCCTCAATAGAGCATTGCTAAAAGATTCAGAGGTTGGTGCAGCAGCAGGTGGTGCCTTCGCAGGCACACTGGACTTTGAGTCACTAGACAGAATTATTTCTTCAAACGCTGAAGAAACAGTTGTCGGTGGTGCAGGTTCAAAACACTACAATCCTTGGGCAGCAAGTGCTGATATCAATAGAGATACCAACGCAATGCCTGAATTTGATTGTACTGTAGAATCCGCTGGTGGAGCAATAGGAACAGATGGTGTTCTTACCGATGATACATTACGAACTTTCCTTAGAAAGATCCGTATTGCAGCAGGTAAAGATCCAAACGTATTCTTAGGTTCCCACGAAGTTTATTCCGAAATCCAAGGCTTGTATATGCCTTCTGTAAGAGTTGCAAACCCTTACGGTGAGAG